GTAGCTGGCGCATCAATCGAAGGTCTAGTCGCAGCACGTAACAAGACTGTAAGTATAACTCGTGCAGTAAAGCCAACAGGCTCACCTACTGCATATACTGGTAGCTATTCTCTAGGCACACCTAACGCTAGTGAAGAGCAGTTAGTAATTAACAAACATTTTTTCAGTGGTTTCAGCATCGACAAGGCTGACCAAAAGTTTGCACTTCCTGACTTAGTACAACAACATTTTGTACCAAGACTACATCAACTAATTGACCAAATCAATGCCGATGTGAAGACTGAGGCTCGTGCAGGATTTGAGGTAGCTTTTGCTGATAACAACACAGATTCTACTGTGATGGACACAAACGACCTTGCAGAAGCACGAAGAATTATGGCTTCTCGTAAGTTTATAGCTGACAACATGAACATGATTATTGATCCATTTGTAGAAAAAGATTTGACTACACTGAATCTTTTCCAAAATGCTAATACTCGTGGAAACAATGAGATTCAGCTATCCGGTGCAATGGCTCAGGCTTATGGTTTTAACTTCTTCGTTGACAACAATGGAAGCGACCATACTCCTGCAACTGTAACCGATGCTGTACTTGCAGCAACAGAAGCTATTGGACAAACAGAACTAACCATTGATAATGGTAGTGGTGGAGCAGCAACTGTATCTTTAGCTGAGGGTGACGTTGTTACTTTCGGTTCTGCTAAAGGAACAGATGACTTCTACGTAGTTGAGTCTCAAACAGGAACAGTTCTTACCTTGAAAGAGCCATTACGAAAAGCGTTAGCCAACAACGCTACTATCAATCCAGTTGATATTGCTTCAGGCGACACTGGTCGTGAGCAGTTCTTCTACGATCCATCTGCACTAGCCCTAGTTACTGCGGTTATGCCTTCAGTAGATAGTGGTTCAGGTTCAGGTGTTCGTAGAGCAGCAGGCTTCGAGCCAATGAACAATGTGAACTACACATTGACTATCGAAGAAACCAAGTCAGGTGCTGATGTACTTATTGAAGTTCTTTATGGAACTAAAGTATTCAGAGGAGACTTAGGTGGTCGATACATTCGTGGTAACGTAGCCAAAGCCTAATTTTATAAGGAGCCGCCTTAGTGCGGCTCTCTTTTTATTATGGTTCAACCTGAAGATATAATAGACTCAAGGGCTATGATAGGTATGCTCGGTTTACTATCGAGCATAACCCTGCAACAAGTATCTACAGTTATATCTATACTTGTCGGTATTGTAACGTTTGGTTACATGACTATGAAATGGTATTATGAATGGAAGAAGATTAAAAGCGAGTAATTATGGCGTTCAGTAGCCTCACCCTTACTAGAAACAATATTGATGCACTAGAAGAGTTGACCTTCAAGGGGATAAACGTGACTAGTGGCACTACAACGCTTAACCTTTCTGAGAAAGATAATCTAATACTAGCCAAAGCTATAAAATTATTAAAGACAGATATTCTTGATAATCTTAGAGAGTTCATCAATGATACTACTTATAGCACAGAGACAGCTTTGCTAGATGCTATACACGCTGTAGACTCAGAAGAACTTCTTGTTGATTTACTAAGTTTTAAATTTCTTGAGTTATGGTTTGCCCAAGATGCCACTCACAGAGATAGCTATTCTTATGAAAAAGCTAGAAAGTATTATGCAATGTATAATCAATATTTAACTGCTAATCTAAGAAGACTTAGTGGGTTACTTTCTACACCCAAGACAACCCCAAGAGTAAGATTTATGAGTCTATATTAATGAATTTATCTTCTGTAATATTAAAAGATGTTAGGTCACAATTTGATTCTAATAAATTCAAAGAGTCAATGAATGAGGTGGGTAGAGAGTATGAATTTTCTATCCAAAAAATGAATGTTCAAGGATTAGAGCCTGACGGAGGTAGAAGATTTGAATTAGTCGATAGCTATGCTGATTACAAAAGAAATATAGGCCGACAACCAATACCTGACTTTTTATATACTGGCACTGCTGAAGAAGACTTTATGTATCAAACTAAAAAAAGAGGTGTTAGTTTTGGATACAATAGCGCACGTGTAGGTGGATACATGAGGGACCATGAGGAGGGTAATCGTGTACCACAAAGAAGACAGTTCCCTATAGAGGAGGATTCAAACTCACCTGAACAGCAAACGAATATAGGTGATGTCAAAGATATTATTTTTGAGTTATTAAATGAAAAAAGAACTATAAAAGCTGATTTGATTATAAATATAGGAAACACATCTAAAGGTTCTGTAATTGTAGGATAATGGATAGAAATGCAATACTTACTGGATACACAACAAGCTTCAGTAGCTATTCGTCTTCTGACAGTAGACCTACAGTAGAAAAGGTATTGAAGTTTAGTGGTAGTAATTTAGATATTAGAAGGCGTGGAGATATTATTACTGAAGTTGTAATATTCAAACTATTAGGTGGGTCAACAGATATTTTGGTACAAGCTGACAAGCCTTTAGAATTAAATCAGAATTTTGAAGCTACAGTTTATATAGAACAGGCAAACACACACAGTGGAAAAGATACTTCTTATGATAGAATGCTAGAACTTACGGATCAACTTATTGATTGGGCAGATACAACAGTTGCAACTACAGTTACATCTGATGTACTCACCCTTCAATTTACTGGTGTTGATTCAATTGATGAGGACAATGGCTTTTTGTCAACAAGCGTAAATTTTCAAAGTATAATTAAAATATCCTAAACCAAACACAAAAAAATGGCAAAACTAATATTTAGCAAGGCTAAAGTATTAAATACTTCAAGCGCAGTGCAAATGACCATAAGTAATATTACTGTTGAAGGTGTAGAAATAGACATAACACCAGATACTGTGAATATTGAAAATAACAGAGAATTATTCGAGTCATATACTGGCAGGATAGTTGTTCGAACAACAAACATAAATAATGATGCTGGTTCAGCTATACTTGCTAGTGCATTTGTATCCAACGATGGAACAACTCCTACAGAGGGTAAGTTGCAATTAGTTGGTCAGACCGGTAGTCATACTATAACCACAGGAAATACTTTCATTATGGGTCATAAATCCTTTGAAAATGGAAGATTAGAAACTGTATTAGTTGCACAAGCAGCGGCTACAGATAGTGAAAGTGTACTCGTTGTAAGTTAAAATTTAATCTATTTATTATGCCAGCACAATTAAACAAGTTAGCACTTGTCAATACTTCTGCACTTACTGAAACAAAGACGTTTTCTATAGTACAGGAAGGTGCTGCTGAGGCATCAAGACAAGTCATATCTATTGAGGCAAATACTGCTATAATAGAAAACAACATAGAATTAATAACCAGTAAAATATTCAATATTACTCTTACTGGATTATATGATAGTTCAACAGTTACACAACTAAAAACATGGACTGATAATCAGACTAATCTTGTTTTTACAGGATTTAGTGTGGATGATAGAATCCTTCAGGCAGAGGGTATTTTAACTAGAGTCAGGGGCTTTGAGGATAATTTATCATTCAGGTTTGCTAGTCCAAGAGAAGCTATTGGTGATTACGATAGCACTACTGGTGAACACACTGCTTCTATGTCATACAGTAAAAATGGGTTTTCATTGTATAAATGGTTAGGTGTAGGCTCTCCATCAAGGGCGGCTAATTGGACTGCTGATGGGCTATCTAGTACATCTACTTTTAATTCCAGTAACGAAAAGCAAAGATTAAAAAATGATGACTCAGATACCTCTGATGTCGCAACATTTAAGCATAGAGTATATTTTCCATTTGCAGGTAAGCAACTAACCGCTTTTGTTGAAGTAACTGATGTTACAGATGTGGCTCCAGCTCCAACAATGACAGTGACAGCTATAGACTCTAGTGGGTCAACACTTGGGAGTGCTGCATCAGTGAATCTCACTACTGCAGCAGTCAAATTAGCAACGCTAACATTACCAGCTAATACTCATCATGTTGATGTGTCATTTAATATAAATGGTACAAATGATATTAAAATTAAACAACCATCTTTACAAATAACAACAGGTACACCTACAACATCTGATAGGAACTTTGAAGAATTTAACACATAAACCCTAAAAATAAAGCGAGCAATTTATGGGAAGAATAACAAAAGTAACTGGCGAATTTATGGGGGTTCGGTTTGAGGTCAAGCCGACCCCTATTCGTTTTGACAAGATAATGGATGAGCGTAGAGATATGCTTATGAATTGGTATAGGGAACATCATCCTAAACTTGAAAAAAAACTAAATGATGATAAAGTTTCTATTGAAGACTATACAGCGGAAGACCTTGATGCACTGAACGCCTGGCGTTTAGATGAAGAGTTTCGAGCTAAATACTGTAAATACACTGCAGATTATTGTTTGAAACTAGAAAAACCTATTGATAGTAAAACTTGGAAGTCTGATGACTTAGAATTAGGAACGCTTGAGGAAGCGTGGGATTTTTTTACCAACAGGCGACAAGTACCTACCAATGGAGTCGGAGTACTTTAGAGTCATTAGACCTGCTCGCACCTAATGACCTCGTGGTCGAAGTTGGCGGTGCATACACATATTACTGTTATGTACTTGCCGACTTTGATCCATTGCGAGCAAAGGAACTTGAAGCCAATTGTTCCATTGAAGATATAACAAAAGCAATGATGGCTCGTGAGGCTTACAACAGACCATCTGACAAATAAAATGTAAATATGCCAGAGTTAATATATAAAGTAAAGTTTGAGATTGATTCTAGTTTAGATACAATATCTTCAGTCGTTGATCCTAATTCACTTAAAGAGGTACAAGACTTAAAAAAAAGTTTTTCTGATTTACAAAACAAACACAAAGAGTTACAAGACTCCTTTAAAAGTGGGGGTGGTTCTGGTGGTGGTACAGGGGGAGCTTCTAGTGGTTTTTTAGACTTAATGCAGAATGTTAAGACTACTACGTCTGAGGTTCGTAAAAACACTTCTACTTTTAAGAAAAGTATTGTAACTACTGATCAAAGCACAGACTCATTTGTAAACCAGTCCGAAGCTCTTCTTGATGGGTCAATACAGCTTCAAAGATTACGAGAAGAATTAGAAGAGGCAGCTCAGCAAGAAAACCTGACTGACAAGCAGACTGAGCAGTTAAACAACACTATCAATAATCTAGCCAATGTTCAAAGGTCTGCTGTTAGTGCTTCAAATAATTTTAATGATGGACTACAGGTTTTAGAGCATCAATCTGGTACAATGAACAAAGCATTTGCCGGGTCAAATCAACTATTGTTTTCTTTTAGTGATTTGGTGCAGGATTCTACGCAGTTTAGCATGGGATTTTCTCAAGGTATGAGAGCCATCGGTAACAACGTTGGATTTACTGCTGAATTATTTGCTAATCTTAGTAACAATGTTAAGAGACATAACAAGTTAGTAGCAGATGGCACTCTTAAAAATGAATCACAAATAACCACGTTTCAAGCCTTAAAAAGATCAATAAAAGGTGCTGGTGGTGCTTTAATAGCAATTAACACATTGGTAGCTGTATCTACAGCTTTGTTTACTCTTTTAGATAAAAGAGTTAAAAAAGCAAAAGAATCTGCTAAAACATTTGGTGAAGCATTTTTAGAAGTAAATAAAGAGTTTGCAAAAATAGATACCGGGTCTCCAGACCCTCTTGGATTCAGGGCTAGAGAACGAGAGATAGACTTATTAACTACAAAAGTTGAAGAATTAACCGAAGGATTTAAACAAAATATTGTCCAGGCTGGTGCTTTGGCTAATACTGGAACTGCACTTGGGGGTGCTTTAGCTTTTATAGGGTTGTTTGATGGGGCATCAGAAGCAGTTGTTGATTATGCAGGAGCTTTAAATATTGTAGATGAAAAGCAGGCAAGATTCATTAATCAAAATGAGTTTTTAAGGGAAAAGCTAAAAGAACTAATAGAGCAACAAACTGCTTACGCAGTAATCCTTGCTCAGCCTGCAAACAAAGCATTATCTGATTTTATAGATTTAACTAAAGATTATGAGAGGGTTCTTGCTGATCAGCTAGGTGGTGTTGATTTGACCAATAAGTCTCTTGATTCAATGGCTAAGGAAACAGAAAGACAAATAGATGCACTAAGGTCTAAAACAGATTTAACAGACCAAGAAATAGGTGTTTTATTTCAGCTTCTTGAGGTTCAGGAATCAATAAATGCAGCTAAGCAAAAAGAAATAGACTTGATGCTGAAGCGTGAAAAAATAGCAATGGATACTGCTAGTATAAACGCTCAAACTGAAGCAATACGCTCAGAAATAGATATATTAAAAACAAGGGATGAAAGAAGAAAAATATCTATAGCATCACAAGAGCGAGAAAAAGACATAACTAAAAAATTAGCTTCTGATTTATTTTCTGCTAAATCAGCATTTCTTAATAAGGAAATGAACGAATCAGAATTCGTGGCAAGAGTAACAGCACTCAACACTAAAGCTCAAGCAGACTCTGATCTTAACGCTATACAAACTAAATTTGAGCTACAGGATTTAACAAAAGAGAGTGTATTATTTGGTTTAGATGTAGCTAAAAACTTTACCAGTAGCTTTACTGCACTAAAAGGTCAGGAAATAGATGCTGAAATAAAAGCAGCAAAAGCTAGAGGTGCTTCAGCTAAAGAAATAGAAAGACTGCAGCGTAAAAAATTCAAGCAAGAAAAAGCAGCTCAATTAGCAAGTGCTGTAATAAACACTGCGGCTGCTGTAGCAGAGTCATTGCCTAACGTAGGCAAGTCTGTAGCTGTAGGAGCGCTAGGAGCTGTTCAAATAGCAACAATACTTGCGACAAAATTTGGTGGCGGAGCGCCTTCTGGTGGCGTTGGTGGCGGTGCTGGTGGCGGTGCTGCTCAAGGATTGTTTGCTACAACTGGTGGCGAAAGACAAACAAGAATAAACAGACCATTATTTGGTGATCAACAATCTGCATTTGTTCCTAGAGCGCAAGGAGGCTCTCAAAGATTTGCTATAACAGTCAATAATACATTTGATGAGCAAACTGCTGCTAGTGTTGTTGCGGATGGAAACGAACAAAGAAGAGAGGGTGCTATATCAGCTACATAGAATATGGCAACTGTACTACCAACCACTAATCCAAT